AGCAGAAGGCGGAGATCGCGGCGATCCCGCCCATGGACGCGCTGCCGCCGCTGAAGCCGCCGAAGATGACGCTGTAGGAGGAGAACCATGGACTTCGAGCTGCGCCGGCAGGCGCGGATGGCGATGCACGGCGTCCCGGAGCGTCTCGGGATGTCGTTCTCCGGCGGCGGCTTCGAGATGCGGGCCGCCCCGTCTGCCGCCGGGGGCGCCTTCGAGTTCAACGGCTACGCTACGGTGTACAGTGCGCCGTTCCCGATGTGGGACCAGAACGGCGAGCCGTTCACCGAGATAGTGGCGCCCGGTGCCGCGAAGAGGTCGCTGGCGAACCCGAACCTGGACGTGCCGTTCCTGATCGGGCACGATGATTCGGGCATCCCGATGGCCCGCACGAGGTCGGGAACGATGACTCTGTCGGAGGACTCGCGCGGCGTCCACGTCCACGTGCCGTCGATGGACGGCCGCCGCGAGGACGTGCGGGCGCTGGCCAGCGCCGTCGAGCGCGGGGACATGTCGGAGATGTCGCTTGCCTTTGTCTGCAACCGGCAGCAGTGGGACCGCGATTACGAGCAGCGGACGATCCTGGAGATGGACCTGCACCGAGGTGACGTGTGCGCCGTCGTCCACGGGGCGAACCCGGCTACGGACGGCTCGTGGATGGGCGCGGCCGAGCAGCTGGCGTTCCGGCGGCCGGCGTCGATCGGCGGCCCGGCGCTGCTGCGCCGGTCGGTGGAGCAGCGGATGCCGACGGCGCCGTACTCGGCTGGCGCGGACGAGCACGTGCTGTGCGGCCAGTGCCGCAGCGGCAACGACGTCGACGCGGCGTACTGCGACCAGTGCGGCACCGAGCTGAACCCGCTGATCGGCTACGTGCAGCATCCGGACGACACGCAGGTGTGCCCGTGGTGCCGGAAGATGAACAGCCCGGACGCGAAGGTGTGCGACCAGTGCGGGCGGGGGATGGTCAACGACCACGACGGCGACGACCCCGGCTACGCGGGCGGCGCGGGCTCCTGGCTTATCGGCTCGGACTCTTACGGCTCCCGGCGCCCGGTCGAGCGGCGGGCGGCGCTGAGCGCGGCGGACGTCAACGACCTGCCGGACTCCGATTTCGCCTACATCGAGGGCGGCGGGTCGAAGGACAGCTCGGGCAAGACGATCCCGCGCAGCAAGCGGCACTTCCCGATCCAGGACGCCGCGCATGTCCGCAACGCGCTCGCCCGCGCGCCGCAGTCGCCGTTCGGCCCGAAGGCCATGCCGGCGATCAAGGCGGCGGCCGCGAAACTCGGCATCGGCGACAGCGAGCAGAAGGCGCTGTCCCGCCCGCTGGAGCGCCGTGCGGCGCACGCGCCGTTCACCGGCACCCACTCGCACCCGCACCCCGCCTACGGCGACCAGGGCGGCGACGCGACCCACGAGCACGAGCACAGCCACGACGGGGACGCTGCGCACGGCCACTCGCACGAGGGGCGGGCGTCGGGCCGGCCGATGGAGCGGCGGTCGTCGGCGGCGGACGACATCAACTCTGCGACGGCCCCGGACTACGATCCGACCGTCAGCCCGCATGAGCCGATGACCGGGACGCACGCGCACCAGCACACCCACGCCGACGGCGAGCAGCTCACCCACGACCACACTCATGACAACGACGCCGACCACACGGGGTGCGCCACGTCGGCGGTCGTCGAGGTGGACGACTCGACCGGCATCCCGGGGCCGGAGCAGCAGCTGTCGGCGGCTCAGGCAGCCCGGTTGCGGATGCGGCTGGTCGAGCTCGAGGAACTTGCCAGGCCGGCGGCGCGCACCGCATAATGTCGGTAATTACACGGACGTGATTCCGCCGGGCAGTCCCCGCCGGGCCGCTCGCTTACGCCGGCGGTCACGCGGCAGCTTCCACGCAGATGAGGGTTCCGATTCCCATCGGTCCTTGCGTGGAGGCACAGTGCCTGACGACGCCCTTTCGGGGCAGCTTGAAACTCGCCGCGCGTCGCTCATCGCGGCCAACCGCGAGATCCTGTCCGCCGCGCTGTCGGCGAACCGCGGGAACACTGCGGAGGAAAACACCACCGTCGACGCGAACCAGGCGGAGATCCGGACGCTTAACACGCGCCTGGAGGAGCTCGCCGAGACCGCGCAGCGCGAGCAGCGCGCCGCGGCGTCCCGGGCGGGCGACCCGCACGTCGCCGACAACGGGTCCGGCGCGGGCGCCGTGACCGTGACCAGCGAGCCGCAGACCTACGAGCGGTACAGCCGTCACTCCTACTTCGCGGACCTGCTGCGGTTCACCGTGCGGGGCGGCGACGGCGACGGCGGCCTGAACGGCGCGGAGCAGCGCCTCAGCCGGCACCGCGCCGAGATGGACGTCGAGCTGCCGCGCCGCCGCGAGGCCCGGTCCCGCGCCGCGTCGCGGGCGCTCGAGGCGCACACGCAGGAACGGCTGGCGGCGATGCCGTCGGCGCAGCGGCGCCGCGAGGAGCGGAGCATCGAGCGGTTCCTCGGCATGGGCGTCCCGACGTTCGAGCAGCGCGCGGTCTCCCAGACTCCCGGCGACGGCGGGTACTTCATCCCGCCGACCTGGCTCATCGACGACTACACGCCGTACCTGCGCGCCGGCCGCACGGTGGCGAACCTCTGCCACAGCATGCCGCTCCCGCCCGGGACGAACTCGATCAACATCCCGATCATCACCACGGGCACCGCGACCGGCCCGCAGGCATCCGACGGCGCGCCCGTCAACGGCCGCGACATCGCCGACAACTACGTCAACGCGCTGGTCCGCACGGTCGCCGGCCAGCAGGACGCGTCGATGCAGCTGCTCGACCTGTCGCCGGTCGCGATGGACCAGATCATCTTCAAGGACCTGACGGCGGACCACGGGCAGCAGGTCGACGGCCAGGTGCTGCTCGGGTCCGGCGCGGGCGGCCAGATGACCGGCATGTACCCGCAGGGCACGATCGTGGGCGGCTCGACGCCGGGCATCATCGTCAACACGGTGACCGGCGCGGTCAGCAGCGTGGCGTCGTGGGTCGGGGCGAACTCGTTCTACGCGGGCATGGGCGCGCTGTTCAGCAAGATCAGCCGGCTGCGCTACGCGAACGCCACCGCTGTGGTGACGAACCCGGCGGTGTGGTACGCGATGGCGTCGGCGCCGGACGGAAACAACCGGCCGCTGGTCGTGCCGTCGGTGCAGGGTCCGTGGAACGCCGCGGCGGAGATGGACGACCCGAACTACGAGGGCCTCGTCGGCTCGATCTTCGGCCGCCCCTGGTACATCGACAACAACATCCCGCTGACGTTCGGCGGGGCGACCACCAACCCGGGCATGGCGACCCTGTCCGCTGGTCACACGTCGCCGACCGACGGCACCGGGTCGGGCAACACGTTCACGCCGGCGCTGACGGGCGTGTGGGACGACCTGATGCTGTTCGAGGGCGAGGTCCGCACCCGCGTGCTGCAGGAGGTCCTGTCCGGCACCCTGCAGATCCGGTTCCAGCTGTTCAACTACATGACGTTCATCCCGAACCGCTACCAGAACGCGGGCACGGTCGTCAGCTACGGCAACGCGAACAGCAACACGACTGCCGGGGGCGCGCTGTCGACCGGCACCAACGGCGGCCTCGTCGGGTTCTGACCCGGCCTCATCCGATCCATCTAAGGGAGAAGGACTCCACATGGGCGATCTCACTTCCGGCCGCTACCCCGACTCCGAAGAGGAGTGGGCGCTCGACGGCTTCCCGTCGCCGCCCTACCGGCGGACCATCAGCCGGCGCGACATCACGACCGCGGCCATCCCGACGGTCACGACCCTGAACGTGTACGCGGTCCCGGTCCAGGTCGGCGACATCTTCAACTACGTGTCGTTCCTGGTCAAGACGGCGGGCGGCACGCTGACCCACTCGTGGGTGGCGCTGTACAACGGAGTGGCGACCGGGGCGGCGCTGCTGGCCCAGTCGGCCGACAACACCACCGCGACCGGCTGGGCGACCGGGGCGCAGAAGATCGCGCTGGCCGCCGCGGCGAGCAACATCGGCACCGAGGGCATCCCGCAGGGCCCCGGCTCCGCGGCGCTGGTCGCGTCCGGCCCGGCGGTGTGGGGCATCGCGTTCTACCAGTCCGGGACGACCGGCGACACGATCGACGGCGCGCCGGGCAGCGCGTCCAGCGTCGCCGGGGCGATCGCGCTGACAGGGCAGGCGCCGATGTACTCCACGGGCACCCTGGCCGCGACGGCGACGGCCCCGTCGGTGCTGCCCACGATGACGGCGCAGCCGGGGTTCCTCCCCTACCTGCTGCTGTCGCGGCAGTAATGGCGACCCGCGCGGACGTGCTGGCCGGGCTGGAGGCCGAGCTGCGGCACGCAGAGGGCAACGGCGCCGTCCAGTACGCCGCGCGGCTCCGCGCGCAGATCGCGGAGTACAGCAGGGGCAGCGCCGCGAACCCGGCGACCGAGACGACCGGCCGCCCCGCGGCCAGGAAGAGCAGGACGACATGAGCCTTACCGAGGACCTCGATGCGATGAAGGCGCGGTTCGAGTCGCTGAAGACGTCGCTGGAGCAGCACCTGGAGCAGGACCTGCCGGCGCTGGCGAGCTTCGCCACGACGGCGGCGTCGAACCCGGTGACGGTGGCGATCGCGAGCGCGGTGCACCTGCCGGAGGCGCCGGAGGTGCTGGAGATGCTGGCCGGCCTGATCACGAAGGCCGACGCGGCGCTCGGGGAGCAGAAGGCGGCGGGCGCGGCCGAGGCGCAGGCCGCCGCGGCCGCGCAGCCGCCGGCCGACGTCCCCGCGGCCTGACCGCCGCAAGAGCGAAAGCGATGGGGAGGTGAGGGGCGATGCCCGCGACGACACCGTGGTACCAGGGCGCGGCGGTGCCCTTCACCTGGACCAACACTGACACGACCGGCGCCCCGCAGAACGCGGCGACGGTGACCCTGACGATCACGCTGCCCGACCGGTCGACCGTGACCATGTCGACCGCGGCCGACCCGCCGACGGTCACCAGCAGCGCCACCGGGGTGTACAGCGCGCAGTACGTCACGACGCAGGCCGGGCACCACGTCATCCTGTGGGCCGCGGCCGATCCCGACTACCCGGGCGCGTGGGCGGACAGCTTCGAGGTGCAGTGCTCGGCCGACCCGACGATCGTGTCGCTCGCGCAGGCGAAGGAGATCCTGAAGCTGACGTCGACGACTGAGTTCGACGCGGAGCTGCAGGGCTACAACGCGTCCGCGACGGAGGTGGCGGAGTTCTTCTGCGGGGCGCTCGTGACGAGGCAGCGGACGGCGCGGGTGCGGGCGTCGGGGCGGGCCCTGATCCTGCCGCACGCCCCGGTCCGGATCGACCTCGGCACGGTCATCGACTCGACTTACCAGCGGGACGGGGCGACGACCAACGGCCTCGTGAGCATCACCCCGCTGCTGTCGTACGGGTTCATGTACGACCTCGACCAGCTGCTCGTGGACCCGGAGACGGGGATCGTGCGGCACGCGGCCGGGTTCCCGTTCTTCTACACCTCCGATTACCTGGCGCAGTACGAGGCGGTGTGGTGGGCGGGCCGGGCGGTCATCCCGTCGGCCGCCTACGACGGCGCCCGGATCATCCTGGAGCACCTGTACCAGGTGACGAGGGGCGGCGCGGGCGCGCAGGACGTGGCGGCGGGCGAGTCGACCACGATCGTGCCGGGGTTCGGCTACGCGATCCCGAACAGGGCGCTGGAGCTGTTCGCCGTGGTCTCCGGCGGCGTGGGGGCGTTCGCGTGAGCACGCCGACGCTGACGTCCCAGGTCCCCGCGGTCACCGACTGGCTGGTCGCGGCGGCGCAGGCGTCCGCGCTGCTGGGGGCGGCGTCGCCGCAGGTGTACGTGTTCGACGGCCCGCAGCCGCC